CAAGGGTTCTTACTGGTAATACTAATAAAACCAGCAGCCAAAGTCTAGTCAATCGTAATAGTAACTTTAGTCGATCCAATACAGCTAGTACCACTGCCTCCAGCCGAGCAGGTATGGACTCCAGAACTTAATGACGTTAAAGCAAGAGATCCAGCCGTACCGCCTGACCCAACAGTAGTCTGACCACCTAATACGGGTAATGCTGCGATACCCGAACTAGGGGTTACAGCAGATGGTGTAGCATCTCCCATTGTCACCGACTCTGTTTTTGAGAAGGCTGAACCGCTAGTTGTTACCGTAGTATCAGTTTGTATCATCGCTGGCACTCCATTAGTGAGGCTGCCAACATTAATGCCACCAATCTTTCCTGATGTTGTGGTATCTCCTACAGTTACAGATGGTGTAATATTATTACCGCTAAGACTATATGTAGTTCCTACCTTATTGGTTACAACATAAGGCATATCTACCGTGATCTGCGCAGATGTCACAAATTCCTGTTTTATATCTGCAAATGCAGCAGATGGTACGAATAAAAGTAAAGCAAATAGTTTTTTCATTTGATACCTACTTTGCTGTTTTTATTATCTATTATAGTATCTTTTTTTTTCTTTATCTGGAACCCTAGTGAGGCTGTAGATGCTGAAAAGATCGAAGCTATGAAAGTTGGATCGAAGTCCACTATCTTCTTACCAGATGGAGGCTCGTAATAAGATAGGCTGAGTAATGTGGCCGACCACAAAAGTACGCAAACTTTCACGATGGTTTCAACTTTACTTGGTTCTTGATCTTCCATAAAAAAAAAGCTGCTCGTGGGTATCTTTAAGCATTTGACCACTGCTTAACAAACAGCCATGTGCCAAATGTAGCATTTCTTGTTATGTTTGGAAAGTAACATATATTTAACATTATGTTAAAAATTCTAAGGCCCATATTAATGACCTTTTTTACAACCACTGCTGTAAAGAGGTTGGTTGTTGATTTACTTAGAAGTATTTGTAAACAAACCACTAATACTCTTGATGATAGGGCTGTTGACATACTGGAAAAACAATTATTTCCAAGTAAATGAATTTAAAAAAATTTCTTAATATTGAGATAGAAGAAGCACCACCTGAGTTGCAGTTATCTGTTGAAATGCGTTGCCGAGAAATTATGCAAAGTGAAGATTACGATAATATAAAAAGATACTGTACACATTTAGTAAGACACCAAATGCAACAAGATGTTTTTCTTGCATCATTACTTGGTAGATTGGTTGAACTTGAAGCAAATCTTGTAGTAAAAAAAGTAAGAAAAAAACCAAATATATTAAATAAAATAAAAAAAAGATTTTTTAAGAATTAAATTTTTTTTCATAAGCAAGTATTTCTTGTTGAGTAAATTCTTTAACTGATTTTTTACTTTTAGTCTTTTCAACTTGAAAATTAAATTTTAGAATTGCTGTTTTTATATGTTCAGAAACCCAGCGACCTTGCTCGGTTACAACTTGGGCTTTACCTCTTTCATTAATAAAAACATAATGGTCATAACCTTTTAAGGTATCGTCAAGCAACTTTTTTTCTAAGCTTGCCAAACGCATTTCTTTTAATTTTCTTAGCTTGTGTGAATCACTCATTTGCGTCCTTTTTCTGGTTTACTTTGTCTTGTTGATTTGCATTGTTTTTTTTGCCTAGGGCAATTAGCGCTTCTTGGCTTTTTAGAAGTTAGATGCCAGCCATTACCCTTTGGGCAAGCATATGCATAGGTATGGCCTTTACCAAGTCTAAACATATCTGCTGATACTGTTTTGGCATCTTTTTCATTTCTGTAACTG